TGCTGAATATTGTACTAAACATATTTACAAATTATTCCCTAAAGGTGATGATGCTATTATAGCAGATGCTATTTTAGAATTATTTCGTAAAAGAGAAAACATAGATATTTTTAATAAAAAAGCATTATACATTTACATTCGTGAAATGGTAGAAGTTAAAACACCAAAAATAACTAAAATAGCAAATCAGTTATATGATGTGTTTAAAATCAATTATATATTTTATCTTGAAAATGGTTATACAAAGTTTTAGTTTCTATATTTATAACGAAATTAAACGTATGTATTATGTCACAATTAGATAGTATAGTATTTGGTAAGAAAAAATTTTCGGATATTCTCGAAGAGATTTATACAAATCAAACAGAAAAAAAAAGACAAGTAACAGCATTAATCTCTGAATTAAAACCATTAATTTCAGATATTGGTGATGCTACTCTTATTGTTCCTTTAATTAAGGAATATATGGAAATTGGAGTTAAAAATGATGAACAACTCATCAAAATGGCTACTATTCTCCAACGTGTTCTACAAAATCAAACATCTGAAGGTGATTATACTATCTCCGAAGATGAAAAAGAACAATTATTAGCGGCTATGGATGATCTTCAAACTAAAAAATTAAAATAAAAATGTACGGGTTTGCAGCATTAAATAAAAATCTAAATTCTAATAATAGACCTTCTAATTTTTTAAATAAAAATGATGAGATTTCTATAGGTAGAGTAACAAGTGTTTATTTAGACCCTAATAATCCATCTCAAATTGGTTGGGTTAAATATGTAAATGTTAATGACCCATTTACTCCACCAAATGATGTTTCTACTATAACAGCCGATACTTCTAAAATAGCAAAACCATTATTATCTCATACAAAATATATTCCATTAATTAATGAAATAATATTATTAGTATCAGAAGCAGATATTGGATTAGCATCATCTGTCTCAAGTAAATCAATATACTACATTTCAGTAGTAAATATGTGGACTCACCCACATTTAAATGCTATTCCACAATTTGAAGGAAATTCATCTCCTTCACAACAAAAAACATATACACAAACCACTTTAGGTAGTACTGTAAAAAACCCAAATCAAGCATCCGAAATAACATTAGGTGCTACTTTTATTGAATTACCTAATATACATCCTTTACAACCCTTTGAAGGAGATTTAATTCAAGAAGGTAGATGGGGGAATAGTATTAGATTTGGGTCAACAGTATTATTAAATGGAGAACCACAAAATAATTGGTCAACTGGAAGTGTAAGCGGTAATCCTATTACTATTATACGAAATGGTCAAGGAGAACAATCAAATGAAGGAACAACAGTTGTAGTAGAAGATATAAATAATGATGAATCTTCTATCTGGCTAGCAAGTAATCAACAAATCCCATTAAAAGCATCCAGTACGGATTATTTTAGTTATCCTACAGATTCAGCACCTACAGCACCTAATCAATATATAGGAAAACAAATAATTATTAATTCAGGTAGATTAGTATTTAATTCATCTAATGACCATATATTATTAAGTTCAGCTAAAAGTATTAATCTAAGTTCATCTACCACAGTTAATGTAGATGCATCTGTAGTTACTATACAATCTGATAAATTATATTTAGGTTCTAAAAATGCTAATCAACCATTAGTATTAGGAAATAATACAAAAGATTTACTTAATTCATTATTATTAAATCTTAAATCATTATTATTAGTTTTATCTACTCAACCTGGAGTGCCTGTTGGTGCTGCATTGGAACCAACTAGAAGTACAGCAAAAAGGATGATAAAACCTATTGATGATTTAATTAGCAATATTAACCAACCAGGATATTTAACTTCTGAAGATAATTTTACATCATAATATGGGATCGTTTGATATATTAAATACATTACCTATTACTAATCCTTTAGATGGTAAATTTCCAACAAATGTTAATACACCATCCTTAAGTCCTGAAAATACATTTCCTACTACTGCTATATTAGATGATGATCAAAAAACAAATCTTACAGCATATTGGGAAAAAGGTAAAAATGGATATCCTGTATTCAGTAGTCAAGCAATAAAACAATATTCTGATGGTCCTTTTACTTTTACAAGTAAAAAAATATCATTATCCTTACAACCTACAGAAGAAGAATTAAGTGCTGATATTTCTAATTTATTTTGGGAATTAGCTAGAAATGTATATTCTTACGATAAACGAAAAAAATTAATTGAGGATGGTAAAACTGAATATAATGTTGAATTATATAATTTTACATTCCCTGTAAATGTTCCTTGGAAGGCACCAAAACCATCTCCTGAAGAAAAAGAAAAAGAAAGAGAAGCAAAAAAATTAAAAAATAAAGAATCAAGTAAAAAAATAAAAGATTCTATAATTAATTCTACTGAAATTTTAAATGCAGTCCCTGGTGATTTACAAATACAAGGTGAAAATAAACTCCCTGAAATATTATATAAATTGGGATTATCCATTCAAGCATTAATAATACCAGCATTAGAAAATTTAATTACTGAATATATATTAGCTTATGTTAATGAAAATATTGATGCTTGTCCACCACGAAATGTTTTAGAAACTTTAACATTATTGAGAAATAGAATTGTAGATCAATTAAATACAATAGTTTCTAATATAGAACGAATAGGAACATCTATAACTGGAATTTCATCATTTTTAAATACTATAAGAGCCACTATTGCAACTGTAGAAATAGCAAGTATAATAACTTCAGCAGCCGCTAAATTTTTACCTACTACTCCAGGAGCAATACCAGCTGCTTTAAATGATGCACAAACATTTATTAGACAAGCAACATTTGATAGTTTAGGTAATTCTAAATTAGCTAAGTCACAATCAGTAATATCTTCATCTTCAATGGTATTATCTATTATTTCAGGTTTCATACTTCAAGCACTATCACTTATTGATGTAATTGATATTTTATTAAAAAAATGCTCACCAGATTTAACTCTTAATCCAGTATCAGATGAAGTTAAAAATATATCTCTTCTTCAATTAAATGCTCAAAACACTCAAAATGATACAACATATAAAGGATTTGTAATTGAAATAATTACTGTTCCTTATACCCCAACTGTAAATAGATTCCAAGCAGTTGGTAAAAATAAATACGGAATTATAATGATTAGAGGTAATTTATCTTTTACATCAAACAATCAAACATTAATTAATGAACTTAAGTTAATAATCGATAGAGATAATTTAACAGGTTACTAATACTAATATTTATACATAAACAATACAAAATAATGAAAACCTCAGAACTTAAATCAATGTTGAAAGAAGCTGTAAAGGAAGCTATTCAGGAGGAGTTACGTGATATTTTACTTGAAGCCGTAAAATCACCTAAAACAGTAGTAAATGAATCATATGCTCAACCAAGTATATCAAACCCAAAACAACTAACACCAGAAGAACGCAGAAATATGTTTTCAGGTATAATAGGTGAAATGCAAACAGGTGGAGCAGCAAATACAGCATATGCTGGAACAATGCAAGCAACAGGTCCTGTTGATGCCATTAATGGTTCATTACCTGAAGGGCAAGTAGGATTAGATCAAATAATGAACTTAATGAAAAAATAATGGCATTTGGAGCAAGAAAAATATTTCCTATAGACACTAAACCGGGAACGGCTGTTGGTGTGTCTTTACCGTTCAATGCTCCTGCTGTTTTTAATTCTACATATACTACACAAGATGCTATTAGGAATAATTTAATTAATTTCTTCCTTACAGACCAACCAGAAAGATATTTAAATCCTTTATTTGGAGGTAATTTAAGATCATTTGTTTTTGAGCAGATGACTGCTGATAATAATGAAAAAATAAATACTTATTTATTAGAACAAATGTCTCAATATTTCTCTAATGTTGAAGTATTAAATCTTTCTACCCAATTTCTCCCAGATGTTAATACCGTTAATATATCATTAACATATTCAATAATAAATACAGGAATAACCGATTCAATACAATTAGAATTTAACTAATGGCTACTAAAAAAAATATACAATATATCAATAGAGATTTCTCTGAATTAAGAGCATCCCTAATTGATTATGCTAAAACTTACTTTCCAACAACATATAATGATTTCTCCCCAACATCTCCAGGTATGATGTTTATGGAACAGGCAGCATATGTTGGGGATGTTTTATCTTTTTATCTTGATAATCAAATCCAAGAAACATTTTTACAATATGCTCGTCAAACAAATAATTTATATGAATTAGCTTATATGTTTGGTTATAAACCAAATGTAACACAAGTAGCTACTACTGTTATGGATGTATATCAATGGGTTCCTGCTATTACTATAGGTGGAAGTGAATATCCTGATTTTAATTATTCTTTAAATATTCCTTCTAATACAGTAGTAACACAAACAACAAATAATAAAATTCCATTTTTAATGGAAAACCCAATAGATTTTTCAATTTCTAGTTCATCAGATCCTACAGAAATTTCTATATATGAAATATCAGGAACAACACCTACAAAATTCCTATTAAAAAAACAACGAAAAGCAATATCAGCAACTATATCAACTCAACAATTTCCATTTACTACTCCTCAACAATTTTCAACAGTTAATATTAATACTGAAAATATTGTAGGTATTTTAGATGTTTTTGATACTGATAATAATGAATGGTATGAAGTTGATTATTTAGGTCAGGAAATGGTATTTAATTCTATAAAAAATACAAATGTAAATGATCCTAACTTATCACAGTATAGTGGTGATACTCCATATTTATTAAAATTAGAAAAAATACAACGTAGATTTGCTACACGTTTCCTAGATTCAGGATCATTACAAATCCAATTCGGATCAGGAACAGCAATAGATAGTGATGAGTCTATTGTTCCAAATCCAAATAATGTTGGTTTAGGATTACCATTTGAACAGGATAAACTTACACAAGCTTATTCTCCATCAAACTTTTTATTTACTAAAACTTATGGTATTGCTCCTTCTCAAACTACACTTACAGTTAGATATTTAACGGGTGGTGGTGTTACTTCAAATGTTGATGCTAATACTTTAACTCAAATAGATAAAACTAATGTTAAATTTTTAAACAGTAATATATCACTTACAGCAACTGCCCAACAAGTATTTAACTCATTAGCAGTTTCGAATGCTATAGCTGCTGATGGTGGTGGTGATGGAGATTCAATAGAGGAATTAAGACAAAATTCATCTGCAAATTTTGCATCTCAATTACGTAACGTAACTCAAGATGATTATTTAGTTAGAGCACTTTCAATGCCTTCTATATATGGGGTAGTATCAAAAGCATATATTGAACCAACAAAAGCCGCAACATTATCGGCTGGTGAATCCAATTCAGTATTAGATTTATATATATTATCATATAATGCTTCTAAACAATTAACAACATCAACCCCAGCATTAAAATCAAATGTAACAACTTATCTTTCTCAATATAGAATGGTAAATGATGCTATTAATATTAAAGATGGATTTATAATCAACATAGGTGTTAATTTTGATATAATTGTTCTTCCTGATTATAATAGTAATGAAGTATTAA